GCGTTCGTCATGTACAACTCCGCGGCGCCGATCCGCACATTCGGAAGGAACACTGAATAACTGAAGGCGTCGCTCGCCGGACTCCCGAAGAATCCCCCTACGAAGGGCACAATCACGATCAAACGTCGCAAGTGATACACCAGCGTCGAGGCGGCATGCACCGCCGCAGTGCTTCCGAACGATCCCCTGATGACTTGGTACTGCGTCCCGCCGCCAGCCACGCCGGTCACTTCCAGGATCTCGCCCTCGATCTGGACGAAGTCCCCCTCACCAGCCGATCCAGCCGCATTCAAAGTGACCGTCGTATCGCTCGCCGTAACGCCGCTTGCCAGCGAGAACGTCGTCGGGCTGCTGATCTCGTCCCAATAGAACAGACCCAGCGTCCCTGCCTCGATCGTTTGCGTGTTTGCCAGCGTCGTGAACGTGATCGCCGCCAGTTCCACCGTGCCTTGCCCCGTCAGATTCAACCCGAACGTCGGCTGGGGCGGTGTGTCGGCGTCCACTCCTCCTCCGCTCCCCCCGATCTGCCAGCGTGTCAGCGGATTAAGTTCGTATGCGCTCTCTTGATCGTGCGAATTGGCCGACCGTCCCGATATTTGCACCGTCGCGCCCGGCGTGTTCGACACGTCAAACTCCGCCGGACTCGACGCACTCACACCGCCAAACTTCCACGTTCCATCCGCCACCGCGAAATAGCTCGTCGAATCCGGTTCCACTCGCCAGGGAGGGGTCACGGTCAGCGTGGTGTCGGTATTCGTGACCACCACGCGCTCTTGCGTCGCGCCCGTTCCGCGCAGCACCCGCACCAGCGCTCCTTTGAAGTTATCCGCCAGCATTCCCAGTCCGCTCTTGCCGATCGTCGTGGCCGAGTGAATCTCGACGTTCGCCTCCGGCTGTAGCTCCAGCCGCCAGTAGAAGTTCGCGTGATTGTAGTTGCCGTCGGGTGGGCCCACCAACTCTGGGGCTGCTCCCGTGTCCGCGAAAGAACTCGCTACTGCCTGATCCTGCGCGATCCGCAGCATCTGAATCGGATTCGACCCGCGGTAAACCGAGAACCCCGCGGTGTTGCCGGGCGAAAAGCTCAACCCCGTTAGGCTCACGGCGTTCGTGTTCGTCCCCGTGGGAATCTTTGCCCTCACCGCGAACGACAGTCCGCTTTCAGCGCCGTTCGTGTCTGTGGCGCTCACCGCGTAGTACAGCGTCTGCCCGCCCGCGAGGGTTCCGCCCGAGGTCTCGATCGTCGGATTTAAGCTCACGAGAGGAATGTTCGCCAGTGACGACGCCGAGCCTTCCGGTGCTGTGAACGCCGCGCTCAACTTCACCGCGAATCCGCCGTCCGAAAGCGGAATCACTGTCTCTGTGATGCCGAACTGCTCGACCCCGTTCCCGTCCAGCACGCTTCCCACTAGAGGCCGGGGCAGTCCGGTTTCCGCCGCGCCTCTTCTGCGCCCCCCAGCCGCACTCGCGCCGCCCGAGGTGTACCAGTCATCCTCGTGCCACTGCGCCGTTACCAGGACCGTCTGATAATTCAGTCCGGGAGCCAGGCGCGTCACTCTGAATGGCTGTCTTTGCAAACCCTCTTTCAGATAAGTGACCGTGATCAGATCGCCTGGAGCAAGCCCCGCGCCCCGCACCGTCGTCTGGAACTCGACCAACGTGCTCCCCACCGTCGACTTCGCTAGTTGTAAATCCAGCATCCGCGTCGCCTGATCGAAATTCGGCAGTCCCAGCGCCGGAAATGTTGCGGTCACTTCCCGTTGGGTCAAAAGCGCATCGTCCACATCCACCAGAGACAAGCTGTCTTGCTGATATTCGTTAAACTCGTCCTGAAACTCCACGGTCAGCCGATTCGGCGTATCCGCTCCACTCGTCGCGTACAGCCGGATGGCCGGCTCGCCGCCGGGCTTGCGCAATATGCCTGAGAACGCAGCCGACCCGTCGCTAACCTCGTAGGCCGGCCAGCCGCCGTTCAACATCTCAGTACTATTGCTTCCGTCCGGCTTTGTGGACTGTTGTAGCGCCATCGTGTTTTCCACACGAAGCCTCAGCAGCCCTCCGTTTGCGTACGTCAGCAGCAGCGACGATCCATTCCGGATGCCCCGTACGACTTCTGCCGCGCTCCATCTTCGATTCACCACCAGGTTGCATTCGAATCGCGGGACCAGGACCGTGTTGCCATACAGGTCCGTGGTCTGAATGGCTTCCTCGCAGTACGCCGCCGCCGCCGCAAAACTCACCAGATCAATCTCGGAGGTAAGCCAGCCGCTTCGTCGCAGCACATCCAGCAGGACCCAAGCGGGATTATTTGTAAATGCCTCCCCCAGGGACGTGCCGGTCTGGTCAAACCGCTCCAGTTTCAGCCCTGCTAGCAGCACCTGTACTCTGGGCAGCGACTGGCCGTTGCTAATCCGGTTCGGCACCACCACGCTGGCCATCGCCATGCTGCCGTACGGGTCGCCGCCTGCGAAATCCGGATTGAATGAGCCCGATCGCGTGCCGCCGGTGACCAGGTCGTACCAGCCCGTCCCAGTCATGTCTGCGACGCTGACACTCTCGGGAACTTCCACGTCGTTGACGGTGAGCTTTACGATGTCTTCGATCTCCCCCATCCCTAGCAGCACTTCCAGGTGCGTCAGATTACCGTCGTTTCTCGCGACAACCACCGGCGGCTGGTACCATGCCGTGCCATACACCAGCGGCACGAAATCGTTGTATCGCGCCTCGTTCAATACCACCGGAGAAAGATGCGTGCCGGCCTCTCCGAAACTTCTCACCTCGATCTGCGCGGGCACGAACTCTGCTCCACCAAATCGTCCGAGGTCGAACATCCCTCGTTCCGTACACGCCGGTCGGGTGTAATCGCAGCTTGTGAATGGCTGTCCCCCGTTCAACGTGTCCAGCGCGCCTGCGCCGCCAGTTTGATCGGCCGAGTATCCGCAGCGATACAGCGCCGAATACTTCCCCTTCGCCCCGCCATTTAATGCTTCTTGCCTCTGATCTGTAGTTGACGGAAATGCCCATGGGCAGCGCCGTTGAATCCGCACTTCCGGTAGCACGATTCGTTGCAGATTCAGTCTGTTCGTGAAAGTGACGCGTAGCGCGGCTTCGGTGGTCTCTTCTGCCGCGCTCGCTATCCCGCGAAAAACAACCCGCGCCTCAGATGCTGCCTGCTGCGCCGCCAAATCATAGAACAGGAGGCGGACAGTAACCTGTGCGCCCCGAAACCCCGTCTCCCGCTCAATTTCCGAAAAACGCGAATCCGCATTGGCTAGCGTTACGCTGATCTTGCTCTCTTCTGAGGACGCCGCGAGTTCAAAGAGATTGTGCTTCAACAGTCGGGCGTCGTAGTGGTTGCTATCGAACAATACCGCGTGGGTCCCCCACCGTTCCACTGAATTGTTCCGCAAGGTGCATTCGAATAAGAACAATGGTGTTGGCGGCGTGTGCTCTTCTTTGAGTTGATCTATCGTTGGCATCTAAGTTTCAGCTCGACACGATCCGGACCACTGCATCGAACATATCCGTGCCTCTCGCCGTCACCGTCAGCTCGTCCTCCGCAAACCGCGCGTTCCCATACAAACCCCCGCTTCCCCCCGTCTTCTTGTAGTCCGATAGACCCCGCTGCGCTTCCACCTGCATTCCAAACAAGTCGACCGATGCACCTGCTTCCAGCTGCGCCCCGAACACCACACTGTCCGTGTTCAATCCCAGGCCGACCTCCAGCGAAGTCCGTCTCCACTGGCTGGTCAGCGCGAAATTCTGCGCTGCGTTCCCGCCCGCCGTCGTCGCCGACAGCGTTACGTTCGATCCTCCCGTCGTCTTCGCCCACACGCTCAGCGCGTACCGGAAATTCCCGGGCACCACGAGCGCTTGGGCAACTGCGCCCGCGACCGATCCCGCGTTGATGACCCGTGTCGCCCGCATGGTTCCCAGGGGATCGGCGATGCCCGGCGTCAACTGAATCAGCGGACCGTTGTCCCACTCCGGTTCGCCGAACTCCTCGCTGCGCAGCAGCAGGTTTCCCGCCGGATCTAGAAACGTGAACACAGTGAAGCTTCCGGACACAGCCTGGAACAGCGTCTCGATCGCCGTCCATTCGTCCAGAGTCAATCCGGTAGCTCGAAGGTTCCACTCCCGGGTCGCGCCATCTGGATCCGCGAAGACCACTGTGCTTCCATCGCCCAGCGCGTTCAGCACGGTACGCGCGGCATATTTGCGCGTCACCGGATACAGCGCCGCGGCGCCGGTCGCCAGTTGTGGAAAAACCAGCATCTCAGCGGTTCTCCTTCACTACCACCGAGACCGCCCCGTCATTTGACCCGTTATAGTCGCCCGTCATCACGTCGCTTTCGAAACTGCAGTTCGCGTGCACGGTTCCGTCCCATGGATCGGTAAATGCAAAGGTCCCCGCCCGGCCGCCCTGTTCTACGAAGAATTCCTCTAACCCGGCCATCTCCGCCTCATCCAGCAGCTCCAGCCGGATCACCCACCGTTTCAGGGGCGCGCCGAATCCGGCAAACCGCTGCTCGCTGCCGTCCAGAAACCGGAGCACCTGCGTCGAAAAGCGCCTCGTCCTGTCCGCCGGATATTGTGCCACGGCTCCAGTTTTCAGCGTCGGAAAATTCGCCACCTACGCCTCCCGAACTACATCGTTAAGCACGCTCGATTCGAGCATCGCCTGGCGAACAGCCATGGCTATATCAGCGCTGTGATCCAAAAAGGACTGGCTGTCCATCGCCTGCACTTGGACCGTGATCTGCGCCGGCGGAGAAGATGGCACAGCTCTCGGAAGGCCGCCTTGCGGATTGTCCACGGCGAACGCTGGCCCGCCGCTCTCGCTCACTCCACCGTTGACTTGAACCGCCGGGGGCAGCGCGAACCGCGTCAGCGGAACCGGTGTCGAACTATCTCCGCCTCCTCCGAACAAACTCGCGATCCCCGAAATCAATGGGCTTAGACCCAGTCCCGCTCCGAACATATCTAGCAGGGTGCTTCCTATCGATTGACCCGACGAAGCTCCGGCTGAAGAACCTCCGCCCGTCGTCGCCCGCGAACTCGCCTGCGCCGATTCAACCGCCGCGCGGCTGTCCGCCTGCAACTGCTGTAACTGGTCCGCCAACCGCGCGATCTCTTCGTTCAGTCCGTTGCTGCCAGACATGGCACCCGCCGTCACACCCGCCAGCACTTCTCCCACAGTTCCCGGATCACTTGCCATTCGACCCCTCCGCTCGCAGCTCTTGTTCTAGTACCAGGCATGCATCCGCCTCCCGCGCCGTCGGATCTTTCCACCCCCCTTGACGCGCGGCGAAGAATCGTTCCAGCAACTCGATACTCTCCGCCGTCACCAGCGACTTCGGGCATTCCTCCGTCGAAGCTGGCCCGCGCGCCCACACGATTCGCTTCGCGCCGCGCTGTTCCGCCGGTAGAAACCCGCACCGTCGCCGCGCTTCCAGGCCCTGCTTACGGCACGCGTCGCACTTCCACCGGGCCCCCTCACCGCGCAGGAAATGGAATGCGACAATCAGTTTTTTCGTTGGTCTTCGCTCAGCCCGCACTCCCGCTTGATCCGCGCCAGCATCTCCTTGGCCAGATCCAGCGGACCCCTCTCGATGAGCGCCGCTGGTGTCGCCGGCTCCCCATCGATCTCCAGCCCTTGGACCTCCTCCAACCCCCACTCCAGATACACTTGGTCGATCTCCGCCGCCAGCACCGCTGCCTCGAGCTTCTCCCGCGGATCCTGCCCTGCTTCCAGAAACTCCACCTTCCGGCCGATTTCCCGAATTCGCCGCGCCAGTTCGATCCTTCTCGCCACGGAGATTCGCGCCACCCGGAATCGCACCCCGGCGCGGGTCTCCGCATCAAACCACGCCGAGCTTTCGTGCGACACCTTATCCGAAGGCAATGTACAACTCGTCATCTACCGTCCCCTGTGCTCGATCGTTTTGGAACGCCCACTGCAGCCGTGTCTCACCGTCGTCGAATTCCGGCACTTCCGGAACCATTGCCGGCATGTACGCCCCGAACAATTGCCCTGGCTGTTCTCCCAACTGCAACATCACCCCGATCGGCGACCTCTGCCTGGCCGCCTGATAGAGCGCCTTCGTTTGCGCGTCATCTTGCTCGAAGATGCTGAAATTCAGCCGCACAGCGCGCTGGCCTGCGGCGACGCACCTCGCGACATCGCTGCCGAACTCGTATAGCCTTTGGGCGACGCCGTTGGTCATCGTCAGTTCCGCCGTCGTTAGCGTGAAGAAGCGGCTTTGTGGCGCACCCATCCACGCCTGCCCCAAGTGCCCGGGCACAATCGTGTAATCGAAGTCGGCGGGAGCCGGCTCAGCCGGAAAGTCCGACAGTCCGCCCTCCCCGTCCGCGAAGCTTGCGCTGTCCACCAAGTCCTGCGAGGGCCCGGCAAACTCGAACTCGTGAAAGTCTCCATTCACTTTCACCTTCATTGCGTCCATGGCCGCGCCATTCAGGATCCGTTGCACCGCCGTGCTCGGATCCCAGTAGTCGTAGATCGTCGCGCTTCCCAGATCGGTCGCTAGCTGGAACGTCGCAGTCGCGCCTATGGCCGATCCCGCCACGGGCTGGCTCGAAAACGCCGCGTTGATGAACACGATCGTCGAGTTCTGCACGGCGGTCACGAACCGGATCTCGCCGCCCGACGTGATCGCCTGGCCCGGCGTCAGTCCGTGCGCCGCTCCAAACTGGATTTGCGTCTGCCCGGTGACCGTCGCCACCGTCCCACCTGCGAAGATCACCGGCGAGGCTCCCATCGCCGCTTGAAACAGTGGCCCGAGGCTCGGCGGCGACGCCTGATCCGCCCATTGCGTCATGAACGTGTTCAGCCGGAAACTCGTGTGCCTTCGGATCCGGTTCGGCAGGCCGGCGAACGTCCGGCTCCCGGTCTTATCGCGCCGCCCCGTTTGCTGCGGAACCTGGCGCGCCGTCAGCTTGACAGTCGGGATCCGATTCGCGCCCGTGATCCCGGCCGCCTGGCCGTAGTTCGATTCCAGCGCCACGTACACGCGGTTGTTGTTCGATGATATGTAGCAACTCATAGTGACAGGTCCACTTCAAACTCCACTTTCGCGATCTGCAGGAAATTCCTCCCGCCCTGCCGCACCGGATCGATACTCACTTCGTACCCGCCCGTGAAAAACGCTCCTTCTCCCCAGCTCCCCCGATTCGCATCCAATACCTGCGTCACCGCTTCGACGTACAACCGCAACTGTTCCTCCACCCCCTCGATCCTGTCCTGCGAAACCCGCACCTCAGCCACGGTTCTGACCTTGCCCGAAAAAGTCCGGAACTTCTCCGTCAGCAGATTGCGAACGCGGTCTGTGTACACATGCACCGCCGGATACTTCACGATCTGCGCCCGCTCGCTCAGTTCGAATGAGACGTTCTGGTTCACCACATGGGTGGGCGGGATGGGAGCCAGATCCACTGAACTCTCTTCAGCGATCGTGGCGACCGCCGGACCCAGCCCCGTTTCCGGCGCAGTCAGGAACTCCACCATCTTGCGCGCCGCTACGCTTCCGGTCTTGGCCATTGCTTCAACCCCGCTGCAGCATCCAACCACCGCTGATGTAGACGTCGGCTACTTGCCCCTCGACGGGCGCTCGATCAACCACTAAGCCCGTACCTGGAAGCGTGAAACTCTGCCCCACCGCGACGGGCGTCGGATTTTGCAGTGTCAGCCCGTCCGGTGTCAGCCCTAGATAGACGTTGAATGCCGTCGCTACCGCCGGTGGACCTGTCATCTGCACAACCGGCAGGCTTCCAGCCGGCGCGTTGTAGGCGGTCATCTCGCTCGGCGTTCCCTCCTGCCCGCTTGCTCCCACCCATGACGCCCGCGCATAGTAAGTGGTCTCGGGAAGGGGACCCGCCACGGCGCTGAACACCGGCGGCAGTGCCTGCGGAATCGGGATCAGCGCCAGCCCCACCCCGAAATGGAAACTCTGCGAGCGCACGTTCCGCGATAGCTCCCGGTATTCCAGAAACTTCGCCTCGTACCGGTCGTTCAGCTGGTTGTTGAATGCATCCCGGTACACGATCTCCAGTGTGTGCACCGCATGCCAGCGCTTGAGTTGCCTCGTGATCACCACGTCCGACGCCCCAATACCTCTGCGCCCGGACGCCTGCGGATCCGCGCCCGCATGATTCAGAAGGAAATCCAGTACGTCCTGCGCGATCTCCTCCGCCGCCAAATCCAGCTTCACCCCCAGATCGATCGTCTCGCCATTCGCCACGCCGAGTATCGCCGACTCGTACACGCGCAGGTCCTCGGTCGTGTTGGGACTACCGTCTGTCAGCAACATTCAGCTGTGCCTCTTTCCATTTCGCCTCCACCTCGGACCGAAACTGCTCCGTCTCCTCCGGATTCGCCAGGTCTGCCTTTCCGTCCGCGATCAGGCGCGCCGCCACTGCCCGCGGCAGCTCCGTTTTCACCCCGGCCCGGCCCCCATCCGGTGTGGCGCGGCTGGTCACCACCGCGAACACCGTGTCGATCAGAGCCTCGATCTTCCGGATCTTTTCGTAATACGCGAGCAAATCCATATGGCTGCTTTCGGCAGGTAGGGCCGGCTTTCAGCCGGCCTTTCCCCTAGCTGTTCACCTGCACGCCAAAGCTGTTCCTCAGCACTCCCGCGCCGTACAGCACGTCCACCGTGAACTGCTGAGCCAGTGTGTTCGGCTGGTAACTCATGGTCACCCGCATCCCGAAGTTGCCCAGCTCGGCGTACTCCGCGATCGCGCCCGTCCCCGGCAATGGTCTCGGCAGGCGCCGCACCACCAGGCCAATTGCATCC